CACGCTGCCCGCCAAGGCCACCTTGTTCGTGGACCTTGAGGCTGGTGACCTGTCCGTCAAATCCTGGACGGGGGACTCGGTGCGTCCACGCACTTGGCAGGAGTTCCGCGATCTCGTGGTGTTCCTTGCTGGCCCCATGCCCACGGCGACCAAGGACCAGACCTTCTCGCAGGCGCACTACGACCACGTGTGCGAGAAGTACGGAGATCCGGCGCAGCTGGCCAAGTACGACTACTACTTCGTCGACAGCCTCACGGTGCTCTCGCGCCTGTGCCTGGCCTGGTGCAAGACCCAGCCTCAGGCCTTCAGCGAGAAAACCGGCAAGCCCGACAGCCGGGGTGCCTATGGCCTCTTGGGTCAGGAAATGATCGCCGCGCTCACCCACTTGCAGCATGTGCGCGACAAGCACGTGATCTTCGTGGCCATTCTGGAAGAGAAGACCGACGACATCGGACGCCGCACCTTCCAGCTGCAGCTCGAGGGCAGCAAGACCGCACTGGAGTTGCCGGGCGTGCTCGATGAGGTCATCACCCTGTCCTCCATCAAGGACGAGAACGGCGGCAGCTACCGTGCCTTTGTCACCCGCGCCGACAACCCCTATGGCTTTCCGAGCAAGGACCGATCGGGGCGCCTGGACGCACTCGAAGCACCCGATCTGGGGCAGCTCATCAACAAGTGCCTGAACGTGACCGCCCCGGCAAATGCCCAGGCCTTCACAGCCCAAACCCAACAACCCACTGCTTAAGGATTCAACATGAACACGACCCACACCTCTGGTTCCAGCTGGAACGACTTCAACGATGCTCAGGCTCAGCAAGGCGCCTTTGACCTGATCCCCAAGGGCACCATCGTGCCGGTGCGCATGTCCATCAAGCCCGGTGGCTTTGACGACTACACCCAGGGCTGGACCGATGGCTATGCCACGCAGTCCAACGAGACGGGCGCCGTGTACCTGGCGGCCGAGTTCGTGGTCACCGCGGGCCAGTACGCCAAGCGCAAGATGTGGACAAACATCGGTCTGCACTCGGCCAAGGGACCGGCCTGGGGGCAGATGGGACGCGGCTTCATCCGCGCCTTGCTCAACAGCGCCCGCAATGTCCACCCGCAGGACAACTCTCCGCAGGCCTCCGCTGCCCGTCGCATCAACGGCTTTGTCGACCTGGATGGCGTCGAATTCCTCGCCCGCGTGGATGTGGAAAAAGATGGCCGGGGGGACGACCGCAACATCGTGCGCCTGGCTGTGGAACCCGACCACAAGGACTACGCCGCCTTCATGGGCGTGCCCAGCAAGGTGAGCCCTGGTGGTGGCAACTCCGGCGCACCGGCAGCGGCAACTCCGGCCTTTGCGGGCAACTCCCATATTCCCCAGGCACGCCCTGCAGCGTCTGCTCCGTCTGGCAAACCGAGCTGGGCTCAGTAACAGGCGAGGGGCATGAAATGTTGGGTCTGCTCACGGGAAGCCAGGGGCTTCCTACACACAGACACCCGGCAACGGGTGGGTTCGCCCGCCCGTTACCCCATCGACTGGGTGTTTTGCTCTGGGCGCTGCCAGCGTGCGTTTCACCGCATGTACGGCAGCTGGGTCAGGGCACTGGACAACGACACGCCAGCGGAGGCGCTCATGGTTGACGCCACAGAACTCGAGCTGGAGTGCATGCGCAAGTGTCTGAAGTTCTTCGGTGAGGCAGCGTCCGAGATCGGCTTTGACAAGCCGCTGGGCAGCTACAGCGAGGCGCAGGCACTCAGCGTCATCAACGCCATCGTTACGGGCTACGTCGAGGCCATGACGCAGGCACATGAAAAAACCAAATATCCACCGGTCCGCATGACGGCCAAGCCTGTGCACGACCCCATCAAGGATGCGGCGGCGCAGGCGCTCTCAACCAACCCGTTTTCGGACATGGAGGATGACTTACCTTGGGAGGTGAAGCCATGATGGACTTCAACTCGAATGCAAGCGTGAGCGGACAGATCGAATGGTTGATCGATCACGCCATGCAAAAGAAAAACGAAGCGAGCACGCCCCGCACCTACCTGGGCGGCTCACGACTGGGGGCGGCCTGTGAGCGTCAGCTCCAGTACGAGTACGTCAAGGCCCCGGTGGACCAGGGCAAGGGCTTCTCGGGCCGCATCCTGCGCGTCTTCGAGCGCGGGCACCAGACCGAGGACATGGTCATTGGCTGGCTTCGCATGGCAGGCTTTGACCTCAAGACCCACAAAAGCGATGGCCACCAGTTCGGGTTTTCGCTCGCGCAGGGGCGTCTTCGCGGGCACATCGACGGCATCCTGCTCGGCGGCCCCGAGGGTTTTGCGTACCCCGCGCTGTGGGAGAACAAGTGCCTGAGCGCCAAGTCCTGGAAGGACCTGGTCAAGCACAAGCTGGCTGTCTCCAAACCCGTGTATGCCGCGCAGGTCGCGGTGTACCAGAGCTATCTGGACCTGCATGAAAACCCGGCGCTCTTCACAGCTGTGAACGCCGACACCATGGAGATCTATGCCGAGCTGGTGCCCTTTGATGCGCAACTGGCGCAGCGCATGTCGGACCGCGCAGCCCGCATTCTGAAAGCCACCGAGGTGGGCGAGTTGCTGCCGCGCGCCTTCATGGACCAGACGCACTTCGAGTGCCGCTTCTGCTCCTGGGCGGACCGCTGCTGGGGAGGTGCGTGATGGTGATCGATCCCAGAAAGCTGCACAAGCCAGCCCAGCCGCTGGTCAGGATTTCCGCCATCTTTCAGATGCTCTCGCGCCAGGCACAACCCCAGTGCCCCGAGGCCAATCTGGTGGTCGGAATGATTTGCCAGGCCATCCACGACTGCCTGTATGCCACGCCTGTGGAGCAAAGCCGTGCGTGGAATTTCATGCACGACGAGCGCCTGGACATCTGGGCGGGCACCGTCAGCCTCGATGCCAACTTCATCCGTGAGGTGGCGCTCAAGACCGGGTTCATGAGCCCGGAGGCGCCAACGCGGGCCATCAAGAAGAACAAGAAGGGGGAAAAGAGTGCTTGATTTCAATGAACCAGGCGATGCGCCAGAGCGCAAGGGGGCAGGCGATGCGGGGCAGATGCGAGAGCGGGTGAGAGCTGCCCTGATCGACAACGCCGAGAGCGTGCTCACACACCTGCTGCCCGCAGGCGTGATCCGTCGCAACTGCTTTTACGTGGGCAACGTCTATGGCGCGGCAGGCGACAGCCTGGAGGTGGTCCTGAGTGGCCCCAAGGCCGGACTGTGGACCGACAGGGCGGAGGGCACCGGTGGCGATCTGTTCCACCTGATTGCCGGTAACCGGCATCTGGACATCAAGACCGAGTTCTCGAGGGTTATCGAGGTGGCGCAGGAGATTTTGGGTATGCCCAGGCTGGACATCCCCAAGGCACGGGCCAAGAAATCCGGCCCCGCAGTCGACGAGCTGGGGGTGCCCACAGCCAAGTGGGAGTACCAGGACGCCAGCGGCAAGCTGATCGCCGTGGTCTCTCGGTACGAGCCCGAGCCCGGCAAGAAGGAGTTTCGGCCTTGGGATGTCAAAAAGCGCCGCATGGCGCCACCCACCCCCAGGCCGCTGTACAACCAGCCGGGCATGCTCGCCGCCGAGACGGTCATCCTGGTCGAAGGTGAAAAATGCGCCCAGGCGCTCATCGATGCCGGGTACTGCGCAACCACCGCCATGCAAGGGGCCAACGCGCCGGTGGACAAGACCGACTGGCGCCCCCTTGAGGGCAAGGCGGTGCTGATCTGGCCGGACAAGGACGCACCGGGCTGGAGCTACGCCGAGTCGGCCGCCAAGGCTGCGCTCGAAGCTGGGGCGCGCTCGTGCGACATCCTGATCCCTCCCGATTTCAAGCCCACAGGCTGGGACGCTGCTGATGCGCTGGCCGAGGGGGCAGGGCAGGGCGAGGCACAAAGCGATGGCGCCGCTTTTGATGTGGATGGTTTCATCCTCACGGGGCACCGGCTGCCCATTGCCAAGGACCCGGATCCGTCGGAGATGGACACCTCCTCGGTCGACCTGGTCGATGGGGTGAACTGGAGCACCGAGGACGGGCTGGCCATTGCGTTTACCAACCGCTATGGCATTGACCTGCGCTACTGCGCCCAGCTGGGCAAGTGGTTCTGGTGGAACGGCAAGCGCTGGATCGAGGACAAGATGCTCTACGTGCAGCACCTCTCACGGGGCATTTGCCGCGCAGCCTCGCGCAAGGCCGATACGCCCAAGCTCAAATCCAAGCTGGCCAGCGCTTCCTCCATTGGGTCGGTCGAGCGGATCATCCGCTCCGACCCCAAGCACGCCGCCAACATCGAAGAGTGGGATCCCGATCCCTGGCTCCTGAACACACCCGAGGGCGTCATTGAGCTCAAGACCGGTGTGCTTCGGCCACACCAGCGCATCGACCGGATGACAAAAATCACTACTGCGAGTCCCCGTGGCGAGTGTCCGCAGTGGCTGGCGTTTCTGGCGCAAGTCACGGGAGGCGATGCCGAGCTGCTGGCCTATCTGCAACGCATGGCGGGCTACTGCCTCACAGGCCTCACCACCGAGCACGCACTGCTGTTCCTTTACGGCACGGGCGGCAACGGCAAGTCGGTGTTCGTCAACACCCTGTTCACCATCATGGGGGACTACGCCGCCAATGCGCCCATGGAAACCTTCATGGAGTCGCGCAACGATCGCCACCCCACGGACCTGGCCGGGCTCATGGGCTCACGCCTGGTCACGGCCACGGAGACCGAGCAGGGCAGGCGCTGGAACGAATCCAAGATCAAAGAGATCACCGGTGGTGACCGCGTCTCGGCGCGCTTCATGCGCCAGGACTTTTTCACCTACGTGCCCGCCTACAAGATCGTGATCTCGGGCAACCACAAGCCCGCCATTCGCAACATCGATGAAGCGATCAAACGGCGCATGCACCTGATCCCCTTCACGCTGTCTATCCCGCCCGAAAAGCGCGATCACCAGCTGCAGACAAAGCTTCTCAAGGAGCGCGACGGCATCCTGGCCTGGGCTGTGCAGGGCTGCCTCATGTGGCAGCGCGAGGGCCTGAAGCAACCCACCTCTGTGACTTCTGCCACCAACGAGTACTTCGAGTCCGAGGACGTCATGGGTCGCTGGATCGAGGAGCGCTGCGTGCTGGTGAGCAACGCCAAGTCCCTGACCTTCGAGCTCTACAACGACTGGAAGCAATGGGCCGAAACCAACGGGGAATACCAGGGCTCGCAGCGGCGGTTTTCGGACCTGCTGATCTCCAAAGGCGTGGAGCGGTGGCGCAACTCAAGTGGTGTGCGGGGCTTCCAAGGCATCGGTTTGAAGCAGGGCGCACCCGTTCGCTTCACGCCCCACGAGGTCGACTGAGACCAAACACAACCCGAAAACAAACTCAAAAGAATTCACTTTCAGACACACGACTGACGCATGACACAGCTCGACGCTGTTTTCCTATTATCGACGTCTCACGCGTACGCGTAATAGAGGGAATATAGAAAACAACGTCGATATGCGTCGGTGCGTCAGAGCAAGGACCACCATGACACTCAAGACGATTTTGGCCCTCGATCTGGGCACGACCACGGGATGGGCTCTTCGCGATCCGGCGGGGAGCATCACACACGGCTTTGCCAGCTTCAAGCCCCAGCGCTTTGAGGGCGGCGGTATGCGCTTTTTGCGCTTCAAGCGCTGGCTCACGGAAATCAAGGCCACAACCGAGCAAGGCATCGACGCCGTGTACTTCGAAGAGGTGCGCCGCCACCTCGGGGTGGACGCCGCGCACGTGTACGGCGGCCTCATGGCCACGCTCACCGCCTGGTGCGAGCACCACCAGATCCCGTACGAGGGCGTGCCTGTCGGCACCATCAAGCGCCACATCAGCGGCAAGGGCAATGCCTCCAAGGACGAGGTGATCCGGGCTGTCGGTGAGCTCGGGTTTCAGGTGAGCGATGACAACGAGGCCGATGCCATCGCCTTGCTACACCTGGCCATGCAAAACCATGAGGAGGTGTGAGATGAAGATTCCGGCTCCTCACTACCCGTCTCCGCTGGGCCGCGCCCAGCCCATCCCGATGGACATCGAACGCACCAAGAGGGACGGCTGGCAAAACAACCACCTGCTCGTCATCTCTTCGAGTGATGCGCGGCTTGATTTTCTGGAACAACAACTCATCGAACGCATAGGCAACCGGCTCTATGGGTCAAAAAGCAAAGGGGGAAAAATTGGATGAACACACCATCGAGAGCATCGGCGAGCGCTTTCGGCAGGCCGCCCGCACGGCCTACCGACTGCCCGCAGTCCGGGTGCAGGGCTACGTCAGCTACTGGCCCGAGATCAAGGCTACAGGCACTGAGCGCAGCGCGGTCGAAGAGCGCCGCTACATCAAATTCCCGCCAACACCCCAGGAGGTCGATGAGATGCTGGAGGTCATGCGCTGGATCCAGCACCTGGAGGTGGAGCAGCGAAAGCTGGTGTGGATGCGCGCCCGACGCTACGGCTGGCGCGACATTGGCCAGCGCTTTGGCTGCTGCTCACGCACCGCGCAGCGCCACTGGCAGTACGCCATGCTGCAGGTGATTCACCAGATCACCTCGTGAGGCAGGGATGCTGGAGTATTGCCCGGAGCCGTGATTGGCAATTTTGGGCAATATTTCCAGTGGGTTCAGGCGCATGCGGTCAGAGTGACGGTGATTGCGTAAATTGGCCGAAAAAAGGGTGTCGCATTTCGGCGGGAAAAAAGATAAATTCTCGATACCTTGGGAATCAAAGCATCTTGATTCAGCAAAGCACCACAAGGTCCTGTTTCACAAATTCCTCGAGCTTGTCCACATGGATGAA